AACTAACTTAACATCATGGGTATTAATTTATCAAAAATCGCTTCGTTTGAGTATGGATCTACTTACGCCACTTGTTGCTTGTGTTTAACACTCGCGCTTGGTAGGCGTTTGCATGTGAGATCTCAGTTGTTGGTTCCCCTTTGGGTTCCTACTGGCATTGCGGTACTTGGGTTGAGTATGAAATTACTTATTAGAGTAGTCATTTGGTATTATTCCAGCCCGTTGGGTAATGAATTTTTGTCTAAACTTATTGAGCAGGCAAAGGCTAGATCAGTTCAACCAGAACTGCTAGCTGAACAGTGTCGATCTATGTTCAATTCGTTCCCTTCTTTAAAGGCTAGTGTACCTAAAAATCACACACATGGCGTCTCCGCTGGTATTAGAAATGCGGGAGCTACGTTAATAGATACTATAGCCAATGTCATTGGAAAGACCGCCTATTTCATGCAGATGTCAAGACAGGATGAAAGAAGAGATAGGAATGGATGTAGGTCTTATCATTGGTGTAAGGATATAAACGTGTCAGAGAGGCAATACGACCCTCCTGCCGACAGCTTATTAGCGTTGGTAGATGTAGACATGTATGTGGATATGCCAGCGTTGCTGGCTACTTTCCCTAGGCCCGTTGTGCTTACTACTTTCCAGCCGTCGGCTGTAGCTAGAGCCAAGGGGGATTACTCTTTTACTTTTAATTCACGATCGGAGGTAATTTATTCCGTGTCTGGTGGTTCTAAATACCAGCACGCTGTTTGGAATTACGGTCCCGATGTGATTACTGCGAAACGGCAGAGATGGTGGGGATTAGCTACAGATTATGTCACCTATAATGTTGATCGAAAAGCTATGGGCTTGGATCATCAAATGATATTGCTATCTCCGCAAAGCTGTTTTACTTTTTGGCTAATAGATGTTAGCCCATATTTGCTGTCACAACCACTAGTTAGACTTAATGTGGTACAAGGAGAGTTTCTAAGATTAAAGTTGCAATCAAAAGAAACTATGACGGTCTCCACTGGTAAGGTAGGGAACTTTGCCGAAGCAACTATAAATGCTACTATGGATGATACACTCGCATCATTAGCTCTCATTGGGAAGAATGACATTTCGCCAGCGTTGGTTAAAATAACGACTGAAGATGATGATCCTGTAGCTGCTACCCTTTTAACTGAATATCACCGTAATAAAATTAGAAATGAAGCCTCGGTTGTAACTAATTTACCATCAGTTAATAAGGTGAATAATTATCAATTTATTAACAAATATTATGATCCAGACGCTAAACCAGCTTTAGCACCCTTCATGAATCCATTTTTGGAGGGTGCTTATGTGCCTTGTAAGGCTAAGGCTAATGATGCCCAAAGCGTGAAGGGACGGGTTGAAGATATGAAGAATGAAAAACCTTTTACTAATGAGTTGTTAATTTATATAAATGAGTTCGTAGAGCTAGTTATTCCACAGGATAAGAAGCACATTGGTGTACCTGTAGACCTTGACAATGTGTTTGAACGTCAAGGTAGGCCAACGCAGCGTAATATTTTAGATGAAGCTGCTATGACGACGCTCACAAGCAATTCTGCTAAGACCTTGCATACATTTATGAAGGCTGAAAGCTATGATGAACCCAAGGATCCCCGAAACATCACAACTTTTGATAGCGCTACTAAGATGAATTATAGTAGATTTGTTTACGCATTGGCAGACCATGTAAGTCAGTTTGAATGGTATGCCTTTTCAAAGACTCCTAGAGAAATTTCGGATAGGATCGTCACTATTTGTGAGCGAGCCGCCGCTGCTGTGAATACAGATTTGTCTAGGTTTGATGGAAAAGTAAATAATGTGGCTAGGGCGCTAGAAGAGAGTATAGCTATGCGTTTTTTTAAGACGACGTACCATGCAGAACTGCTTGAATTACTGTTAGCACAGCATCACAGACGTGCTAGAACATCGTTTGGTATTAGTTATGAAACTGAGTGGACTAGAGGATCCGGCTCAGCTGAGACAGCTTTGTTTAATACAGTGATTAATGCATTTATGGCTTACGCTACGAAAAGAAGAGGAATGTCAAAAGCCGAGGCTTGGGTTGGCCTTGGTGTGTATGGCGGAGATGATGGTGTCACAGCTAATGTTGATGTTAAACAGTATACAGAAACATGTGCATCCATCGGCCAGAAACTGGAAGCGGAGAGTATAGTGAGAGGCTCATATGGCATCTCATTTTTGGCTAGGCTTTATTCTAATACGGTGTGGTATGGATGTCCCGATAGTATGTGTGACTTGAGACGGCAACTTTTAAAGTTGCACTTGAGCCCACCATTGAATGGGAACTTGTCTGCACTAGATAAGCTAGGCGAGAAAATATTTTCTTATGCATTGACGGATGCTAATACCCCAGTTTTCAGA